CCGGTGAAGAGGCTAGTGAAACAGCATTGAATGTGGAGCAAGAGCGCAAGGCTCTGGGAAACAATGCGGATGCAATAATCAAATCAAATGTTGATTGGGCTGATGGCTTGCTGCGCAAAGGCGTTTTGAGCGAGGAAGATCGCGCAGAAATGAACATTTGGGGCGGCAGTGCAGTTGGGCAGAAATTGCTGGTGAAGATGCGAGAGTTGACCGGGGATATGTCAAAGATCCCGATTGCGGATGTTGGCGACAGCGCAGTCAGTGAAAATGATTTTAAGGCTGGCATGGCAAGTAAAATGGCAGATCCGCGCTATGGAACTGATCCGCAGTTTACCCGGCAAGTAGAGCAAGAGTTTGAGCGTAGGTATGGCTAGACTGTTTTGCTGTCACACCCATTGATTACCCTGATGACACTGATGACTAGTAATCAAAGTAATCAAGGTAATCACGCCGTACAAATACTAAATGTATTGCATTGAACTTGGATATATTCTACATTTGCGATGAGCGATAACCCTACCGGGCCGCTCTGGCGTGGAGAAATCCACCGGGCATGGACGTGCCATGCAGCCAGAGGCCGGGATCTTTCCTGACAACCTAATCGGCGTTTAACCTAGTTTATAGGAAAACGTAAATGAGTACGAACCTAAGCCCAGCTTTCGTTCAGCTATTCGACGCAGAGGTGCATCAGGCTTATCAAGCCTCCGCACAGTTGCGTGGAGCTGCACGTATGCGCACAGGTGTTGTGGGCGACACCGTAAAATTCCCCAAGGTGGGAAAAGGCCAAGCGTCTGTTCGCGTTCCGCAAACTGATGTTGTGCCAATCAATGCGGCATTCAGCTCAGTATCTGTAACTCTTACAGATTATACGGCGGCTGAATATTCAGATATCTTTAACCAGCAAAAAGTTAACTTCGATGAGCGCCAAGAGCTGGCACAAGTCGTTGGGAACGCGATTGGACGCCGTGAGGATCAAATCCTGATCGACGCTCTAAACACTGCATCTGCCGGTACAACCGTTGCCAAAACTGTTGTTACATCTGGTAGTGCGGCTGCTTCAAACTTGAATGTAGGTAAAATCATTGCAGCCAAAAAAGCTTTGGACGCAAAGAGTGTGCCGACAAGTGATCGTCACTTTGTGATTCATGCCAATAACTTGGCTGGTTTGCTGGGCGATGAGCGGGCAGTTTCTGGTGACTTCCAGACGCTAAGAGCGCTTGTGAGCGGTGATATCAATACCATGATGGGCTTTACCTTCCATGTAATTGGTGACCGCGATGAAGGTGGCTTGCCACTGTCAAGTAGTGATCGGACATGCTTTGCATTCCACAGATCAGCGCTTGGTTGTGCGGTTGGTATCGCGCCTAAAACTGAAATTAACTACATCCCCGAAAAAACATCGTTCTTGGTTACGGCAATGCTCTCAATGGGCAGTGCGGCAATTGATGTCGATGGGATCGTCGATGTTGTTTGTGACGAAAGCTAGGAGGCAGATTAATGGCTTATGCAGCAACTGGTCTAAACCCTATCGGTGGTCAGTCTAAAAAAGGTAGCAACTCAGCAGCGTGGAGCTACACGTCAGCGGATGCAATCGCCACTGTAAACACAGCGGGATACTTCAACGATGCATCTCAGCTATTGGCGGTAGGTGACGTTGTTTTTGTCTATGACAGCAACACGCCCACCTTGTCCATCGTCATGGTCAAGTCAAACGCTTCTGGCGTGGTCGATGTAACGGACGGAACGACTGTCGCAATGACCGATAGCGATTAAAAACACGCGGGGGGCTAACAGCCCCCTGCCCCAACTTTAGGAGCATTTTATGGCAGCGGGTGATACAAATGTTTCAATCTGTAACAAAGCCCTGTTATTGCTCGGTGCAGAAAGCATTACCAGTTTTACTGATGGATCTTTAGCAGCGGCGGCTTGCTCAAGTCTTTATCCAGAAGTTAAAGCCACTACGCTGGCTATGTACCCTTGGAGCTTTTCTATCGCAAAGATTCAATTGGCTCGGGATACTGCGACACCGGCAACTGAATACACATATCAATACGTTCTTCCTTCCGACATGCTGACGGGCGTACCCCGCTCGGTTTTCCTCTCCTCCCAGCCGGGTGCGGGAGCCTATAAGAGATGGGAAATTGGTAGATCTGCATTAGGCGCAAGCGTTTTGATGACAGAGGCAACTGAAATTCACATTGATTACCAGCAATCGGTAAGTGAGGGCCAGATGCCGAGCTACTTTGTACAACTTCTCGCTTATCAAATGGCGTGGCATCTGGCAGAAATTATCACTGATCAGACCACAAAAATGCAAATGTGGAAAAGTGAGGCAGTAGGTACGCCGTCTGAGGGCGGGCGCGGCGGCTATTTTAGGCAGGCTGTCAACATCGATAGTGCGGGTCAGACCCCACAAGTCATAGCCGACTATATGCTGGTTGAGGTGCGCGGTTGAGCCGCTACCATCAATATCAAGCCAGCTTTACTGGCGGGGAAATGGATCCCTTATTGCGCGGGCGTACTGACTTGCAGCAATACTATGCGGCTGTCGCGCTGGCACAAAACGTGCAGTTTGAGCCGCAGGGGGGTTTTTCTCGGCGTCCGGGTTTGCGCTTTTTAACAGATCTTACGGGTGACAATCCTGCGAACGGCGTCTTGTTGATCCCTTTCGAGTTTTCAACAACGCAAAACTTTATGATCGTTGCCAGTGTTCAAACGGCGTCATCAACTATTCGTTTTCGTTTTTATGCCAATCAAACCCTTCTGACCAATATTAACGGATCGGGGAATAGTTACTTAGATTACGCGGTAGGCACACTCTATGATGTTTCTACGATTGATATGGATAAGACTTATTTCACTCAGTCTGCCGACACGCTGATCATAACGAATGAAAACTTTGCGCCGTTTAAGGTTTTGCGCGGCGCAAACAACACAACATGGACGGCTTCTGCTCTCAGCCTAACTACGCCCAAGACTGCGTTTACACTTGCCACAAGCAGCCCATCAGCAACGCTTACGGCTACTGCAATTGAGGGAACAACAAAAGTTACCGCAGGCAGTTCTGTATTCACCTCGGCGCATGTTGATCAATACATCAACGTCTTAAATGGTTTTGGTCGTGCGCGTATAGTTAAGCACAATAGTGGCACCGAGCTTGAAGTCGTTACTGAGATTCCTTTTTTTAGCACTGATGCGATTGCCGCTGGAGATTGGGAGCTTGAAACGGGATATGAGAATAGTTGGTCTAATACCCGGGGGTGGCCGCGTACATGCTCATTCCATGAGGGGCGCTTATACTTTGGGGGAGCGGCGTCTGAGCCTGCTACTTTATTTGCGTCTAAGGTTGCCGACTTTTTTAATTTTAAAATCGCTGAAGGCTTAGATGATGACGCGATAAAAGTAACGCTGTCTACGGATGCGGTAAACGCTATTACTGCTTTGCGCTCGGGGCGCGACTTGCAGATCTTTACCACCGGGGCTGAGTTCTTTGTTCCACAGGCTGACTTAGATCCAATTACCCCGGCAAACATTACAATCAAGTCGGCTACACGGCGCGGATCAAAGTTTGGCATACGTCCACAAGCGGCTGAAGGCGGCACGATCTTTATTCAACGCCAAGGCAAAGCAGTACGCGAAATGTTGTTTAGCGATGTTGAGCTGTCCTATGTGGCGAATAATATATCGCTACTCAACAGCCACATGTTGGTCGATCCCAAGCGCATGGCGCTGAGAAACGCCACTGACACTACAGAGGGCGATTTGCTGCTCATAGTGAATGGAACAGCGACAACGGGTTATCGTGCGTCCTCTGTGGGCTTTGCAGGCACCATGACCGCGTACACGGTGAACCGAGCGCAAAACATTGTCGCCCCGGCAAACTGGTCAACAGATGGAGACTTCATCGATGTTGGCGTGGATCTGGACACGATTTATTGCGTAGTAAAGCGCACTATTGGTGGGGCTACCAAATACTATTTAGAAGTCTTTGATGAAGATCGAACCACTGACAGTGCAATTCAATACTTTGCAGGCGCAACATCTCCTGATCAGTCTTTACCCACCAACACAACGGCGGGGAGCTTATCGCATCTAGAAGGCAAAACGGTAAAGGTAGTGCGCGACGATATAATTGATTCCGATGATACGGTCGCCTCTGGCAATGTTTCTTTAGCCGCTGTTCCCGCATCTTACGTTGAGGTTGGTTTAGACTATACGGTTGAGGTGAAAACGCAGCCTATTGAAAGCAGGCTTCCCAGCGGATCGATGCAGTCCACAAAGCGGCGGGTTTTGGAAGTAACGCCTATTCTATTCAAAGCTCAAAACATCACCATCAATGGCAAAAATATAGAACTAGATCCGCTGCCCCTTTCGGGATCGGGTGGCGCAACAGCATTTACGGGCGTGAAAAAAACGCAGGGGTTTTTAGGATTTGATCGTGATGCGCAGATCACTATCGGTCAAAGTCAGCCGCTGTTTTTCACCGTCTTATCCTTGGATTATAAATTAAGCGCGGGGCAATAGTATGGGTCAGGCAATACAAATAGTCGGTGCAGTAATGAGCGGAATGGCTCAAATGAATGCGGCAAGAGCTGAACAAGAACAGTATGAAATCAAGGCTCGCAACGAAAAAATAAAAGCCCGCCAAGATTCTATAAATTACAAACGTGAGGGTGTTGAGCGTTTGCGGGCGCTTAACCGGGCAATGGCTTCGACGGTAGCTAATGCAGCCGCAGGCGGCGTGTTAGCCATGAAGGCAGGCGAAACCAAGCGCATGATAAATCTTACATCAGCGGCCTATGGGCTGGGTGAGGTACGCACGTTAGACCGCAATGCTGAAATGGCGATCTTGGGTGGCAACGCGGCGGCGTCCGATGCCCTTAAAGCTGGGGAAACAGCTTATACCACTGGTATGCTTTCGGCGGTTGGTAATACGGCAACAAGTATCGGTAAAACACTCAGCATTGGTGGTGGCTCCGGGCCAACCCCGCAAGTATAATGGCAGAGTCGGTTACATATCGCGGCGGGCGCGTTAACCTAGTCGCCTCGCAGCTTACGTCCTATAATGCGCAAGCCACGCAGCGGGGAAGTCAAAGGGTTGCTCAAACTATTGACCGCATGGTTGGTTTTGCACAGCAACAAATGGCCGATAAAGCTCGGGTTGACGCTGTTGAATATGGTGCGGCAAACGCTCCGACAGCCGAGCAAATTAATGCGGCGAGAGAAAGCGGTGAAGAGCTTACCCTACCGGGGGATAATAACACTTTGTTTGGCCGCGTTGCACGGCAGGCTGCGGCAACAACAGTTACAGACACGATTGAGCTTACAGCGCGGCAAGAAATAAATGCTGCGGTTTTGCAGGCAGAGCTTAGTCGCGGCAACCCTGCGGATCTGCAAGACAAGCTAGACGCAATTATTCAAGGCTATGGCGGCACGTTTGATGAGACTGTGCCATCAATGTCGCGGGCGCTGAAGGCAAAGCTGGCAATTGTGGCAAACAGCAAATATAGCAGCTACCACTCTAACTATATTGCGCAGGCCCGGGCTGACGGAAAAGCGGCTTGGATGACTAACCTTGTCAATACGCTTACTGATTTAGACGAAATTTTACTTGTAACCACAGAAGATCAAACAGATCCAGAAACTGGCGTGGTTACTCCGGGCAATGTTGATTTAGACAGTTTTGTTCTAGGCAAGTTAACTGAAGCAAACAGCCGCGATTATACAGCGTCTGAAATAAAAGCATTAGAAACTCTTATTACGGCTAAAGCAGTAGAAGCAGCCAGTAAAGTTTTAACAAATGGCGTTCTCTCTAAGGACAACGCAGGCATAATAATTTCTGCACTTTCTACCAGCCAATCTAAACTTTCTACCGGCGATGATGTGTCGCTTGTGCTGGGGGAAAAAGAGAACTTGGCCCTATCGGTTTTGCGGCAATCGGGTCTGTCAGATAGTGAAATAGCATCTAGCTTGCGCACGGAGCGAACAGCGCAGCTTAACTTCATAGAAAGTGAAGAAAACTTTAAGGCTCGAAACGCGGACAAAATGATAGATTTGTACACTGCTCAAGCAGCGGAAGCTATAGCGGCTGGAGACGATGTAAAAGCAACTGAGGCGCTTACGGCTTTAAAAATTTTTGATCACAGTAAAGCCACAGAGTTAGAGCAAGAGTGGCTTAGTAGACCGGGCGTTCAATTTAGCGATGTTATTGCGGTCGAAACCTTAGACGCCTTGCGCGACAACATTACAATTGATCATGTCATTGAGCGCTTCGCCTTATTGAACCAAGCGGATCAAGAAAAGTATTTATCACGAGCTAGAAAGTTAGATGATGCTGATCTGAAATTGGCGAAAACAATTATAAAAGGCGAGCTTAATTTACCTGATAACATTGAATCAATCAGAGATGATGACCCTAACTTTGAAAATGTGCGAATTTACAATCGTGCGCGGTCGAAATTAGAAGTAATGCGCGACGAAGCGAGGCAAGAAGAAACTGACTTTGATCCCTATCAGGCGTCATCTGAAATTCTAGAAGAGCTAGGCGGCGAGTTTGAAGAGGCCGCAAACAAAGTTCTTATAAAACAAGCGAAAAAAGCAGCAAAAATTGTATTCTCAGAAGTCGAGAATAGGATGGGATCTGATTTCAATATTGCTGATCGAAGCATTGCTTCTGCTATTGAGTATCTGAGACAAATAAAAGCAATGCCAGACACAAAACGCCCTAATCGTTTTAAAAAGAACGAAATTATAGATCTGTATTTGGATAAGCTACAGCGCGCGGAGGATCTGTAATGGACTTATTTAAAGAGCGCGCAAAATCTCACAAGCTTCGCAGCGAATTAGAAACTGACTTTGTTATCAATGCAAATGGCGCTGCGTTTGAAGAGTATAGCCCGATGGCAAACTTGTCTGGGGGCATGTCTACGCCAGAACTTGTTGACCCTTCTAATACTGGGAAATCTATAGGACGCGCCGTTTTAGGCGGGGTGCAAGACGCTGTCAAAGGGATCGTTAGCACGTCCGATGACATAGGCCAGTTTATCGACAGCAAACTAGGCAGCTTGGGTTACATCAACTACGACGAAAATGGGTTTTCTTTTTCCCGGGATAAACCACAAGACATGCCCAATATGGACGATGCGTTTTCTCAAGGCCTGCGCGATGCTGGCATTGAGGTGCCACAAGGTGATGGCGTTATGGAAAACCTTGGCCGTGGCTTGGTGCAGTTTGCGGCGGGCATGGGCGTAGCTCCCATTAAGGGCGTTTCTTTGCTGGCAAACATGGGGCGCGGTGCATTTGCTGATGCGCTCTTTGATCCAGAGGGTGGCAATCTTTCTACGCTGATAAATGAAGCTGGGTTTGGAAATGTTGTTACTGAGTTTTTAGATAGCAAGGTTGGCGAAGATGCCGAGGCTGATGAACGGCTGACAGGGCGCTTAAAGCAAGCGCTAGAGGGCGCTGGGCTGGGCATTCCCATTGACTTAGCTGTTGGCGCTTTCCGCGCTGCACGATCAGATGAGGGGCTGGCAGCGACAATTAAAAGCAAGTTGCAGGCTGTAGGCGAAAGATTAAACCAACCGGGTGAAATGCCAACTGTTGGCAGCAATCTTGGCAACACATTTGAGCCAATACTAAAAGCAGACGCAGACAATCCACCGCCTAATTTAAAGGTTTCGCCTCTTACTCTAAGTGAAATGCCGCACCCTCTAACAGACAGAGCGCGGGCTATTGCGGATGAACGCATTGCAAGGCAGCAAGCGGAACAAGACGTAATAGCGGCTGAAGGCGGTAAAGCTAAGAAAATTACCAACAAAGTAAAAGTTGAAGACTTAGCGGCAACATTTGATGAGGATCACCTAAATCGTCACGGGCGCAAGCTTGATCCGCAAAACCCGGAAGATCAAGATATAGCTGCAAGCGAGCTGGCTGCGCAAATAGATTTGCAACTAACGCAAGCTGATACGGGTGCGGGCTGGTATGATTCTGACGTGCAAAAGACATTTGAAATGATGTCTACGATCCCCGGCTTGGCGCGTATACAAAACGACGAAACTGCGCGTGTTATCTGGTCAGCTCTCGCAGCTCCAACATCTGTTGGGCAAAAAGTAATTAATAACACTAAAGCGGCTATTGGTGCGGTCAAAGGTTACTTTCGCACAGGCAATATTTCAATTGATCCACCAGAAAAAGGAGCAGTCACTGAAGGCATTCAAGGTGCAGGCTGGGGGCAAAAGGCTCCCTCTGTTATCGCTGGCATGAAGGTTATCAAATATTTAATTAATGAATACGGGGAAGAGGGCTTTGTCGATTGGTGGTTATCTCCGCACACAAAAGGAGAGTTAACGGCTGTAAGAAAAGCTGCCGGGTTAAAAAGTGGGCCAGTTGGTCTTAGCGGTAAAGCCGATTCAATGCATTTTGGTGCAATGGTTCTTGGTGATAAAACCGGGCGTTTCTCTTTAAACATTAATGGCTATGAAGGAACCACAAAAGATGTTTGGTATTCGCG